AAAGTGGTGAGATATTAAAAGTACAAGCAGCTACGGCAAATAGATTGCATGTTGTAGCAAGTATACAAGACGTATCGAAGACAAGAGTGACAACAAGTGCGTTAGCACAGATATAGTATTGAACAAAAGCCGAATAATTGGTAGAGTGTTAAATTATGGGAATATTTAAAAGTTTTACAAAAATTTTAAAAAAAGCTGCACCAATTATTGGTGGTAGTATTGGCTTTGCCATAGGTGGTCCGTTAGGTTCTGCTGCAATCGGTTCTGCTTTGGGTGCTGGTATAGGATCACTAGCTGCAGGTGCTGATACGGATGACGCATTGAAAGCTGCACTTATGGGTGGTATTGGTGGATACGCTGCAAGTGGTGGTAAATTATTTACGGCTGCCGCACCGAGTGCCACGGCTGCTGGTACATCTGCCGTAACAGATTCTGTAGTTGCCAGTGGAATAGATAGCGCTGCTCCAGGTTTAGCGTCTTCTTCTATTCCCGCATATGTTTCTACTCCAGATCCAACCTTCTTTCAAAAAGCAGTAGATTTTGCTAAAACTCCTACTGGCATGGCAACCATTGGTGGTATTGGCAGTTTAGCGGCACTTAGTGGAGAACCAGAACAAGAAACATTTACATCAAGACCACAGCCAGTTGGTAAATCAAGATTAGGTCTTGGCTTTATTGGAGATAAAAGCTACAATTTAGATGATGAAGAAGATAAAAAAAGATATTTTGACGATTTAGCTAAAGAACAAGGTATTATGACTGCCGCCGCGGGTGGCGAGGTCAATGGACCTGGAACGGGAACAAGTGATTCTGTGCCTGCTAGACTTTCTGATGGAGAGTTTGTATTAACTGCTCAAGCAGTTAGAGGAGCAGGTGGTGGAGATAGAGATGTCGGAGCTGCAAGAATGTATGAGATGATGTCTGAACTAGAGAGGGTTGCATAATGGCTACACAAACTTCCGAACAAACGATTAGACTTGCTCCGTTTCAAGAAGATTTCTTAGCAGATATATTTGAGAGTGCTAAAAGTATTACCAAGCCTGGTGAAGGCTCTATGCCATATTCTGCTCAACAGTTAGCAGGATTATCACAAGGACAAAGAGATGCAATAACACAAGCCACTCAAGGAGTTGGGTCTTTCTCTCCTTATTTACAAAGAGGTTCAGAAGCTATCGGTCAAGGTATTGGCGCTGTTGGAACTGGACTTAGCACACTTGGTTCTGCATTGGGTCAATTACCAGAAGCACAACAAGGTTATCGTCAGCAACAACAAGCTATGTTAGATGCTCAACGGCTCGGTCAACAAGGAGTTGGACAAGCACAAGCCATGACAGCTGGTGCTAGTTACGATTTTGATCCTACATCTTATCAACAGTTTATGGATCCTTATATGGAATCTGTAATCCAACAACAATATCAAGATATTGCAGAGCAAGGCGATATTGCAAAAAACAAAGCGACTGCACAAGCAGTTGGCTCGGGAGCTTTTGGTGGATCAAGAGGAGCCATACAACAAGCAGAAATAAATCAAAATGTGTTAGATCAACAAGCTAGAACTGGATCACAGTTGAGATCACAAGGTTTTCAACAAGCACAGAATCTTGCACAACAAGCAGCGTCAAGACAAGCACAACAACAACTTGCACAAGCAGGTCAGTTTGGTCAACAAGCGGGACAAGCAGGTGCACTTGGCTTTCAAGGTGCAGCAGGCTTTGGTCAAGCAGCACAAGGTCTTGGTAATCTTGCTCAGTTAACTGGTCAACTTGGTCAAACAACGGGTGCACTTGGATCACAAATCGGGCAGATGGGAACACAAACCGCGGCTCTTGGACAGTTAGGACAACAGATGGGTGTCCAAGATGTAAACACATTGTTAGGTATTGGTGGTCTACAACAAGGTCAAGATCAAAAATCACTTGATATTGCAAGAGCTAATTCTCTTGCACAACAAGCATTGCCTTATCAAAGAATTGGTTTTATGTCTGATATATTCAGAGGTGTCCCAGCGTTGCAACAGACAACTTCTAGAATGTCTACACCACCACCAAGTAGAGGATCACAGATGCTTGGACTAGGGATCGCGGGTCTTGGAGCAGTTGGACAAGCGGGTGGTTTTGGTAATTTCTTCGGAGGTCAAAGAGGATAATGATAAGAAATGTATTTGATAGACCAATGTTTAATCCTAATATTCGTAGGAATGTGCCTGGTGGTATTATGGCTTCTAGTCCAGAATTAATTAAAGTTGGAACAGCTAATGCTAATCCATTGCTATCTAGTCAGAGTAATAAAATTCAAATACCTATGTATCAAAATAAAGAAATACCTTTAGGTGAATTGTTAACTAGTCCTACCACCATACCAAATAAAATAGACCCAAATCAAAAATTAAACACTGGAGATATAGAAGGAACTGGAACTCAAGAAAACATACAGCAACAGAAAGAAAAATCTAATTTAGAAAAATTAAAAGAAGTTGCTTTAAGAAATAAAATTGCAGAAGGTGCAACAACAGCAGATGATCTTGATCCCGTGACTGGAGCCAAGTCACAGTTACAAAAAACTGTTGAAAAAGCAGAAGAAGACTATTATGCAAGTGATGATTTTCCAAATGTGTCATTGTCAAATGAAGGTTCTGGTAAAGCTAGTTCATCTTCAGCTTCCTCTAGCTCTGATGCAAGTTTATTAAGTGGGTTTGAGTCAAAGCAAAAAGGGTTGTCTAATAGAATGACAACTGCAATCGCAAACTTATCTTCAGGTCTTGGAAGTGCCGAGGACATTAAATTAGGTGGTAAGACAGTTGTTGAAAACACAAACGCACTAGTGGCAAAAATGCAAGAAAAAGGAGAAGAGCCTACACTTGCAGATGTACAAGACGATGCCATACAATTATTAGGGTTTGATCCAAAAGAGTTAGAAGGCGAGTTTGAAGAAGATAGAAAAGCATCTATATTTTTAAACATGATGAAAGCTGGTTTAGCCATAGCGGCGGGTGAAAGTGATAATGCTATAACAAACATAGCAAAAGGTTTTGGTGTTGGTCTTCAAGGGTATGGAGAAGATGTAAATCGTCTAAACAAAAACCTACGAGAAGATAGACGAGAAGCACGAAACACTATGTATAATCTTCTAAAAGATGCAAAGTCTGAATCGATTGCAAAAAGAACATTAGAACTGCAACAAATGGAAGGTGTTGTCAATATTCAAAGACAACTTGTAGGAGATCAAAGACAGAAAGCATTAGATACATTTAACCAACAAATTACTGGATTAAAATTCAATGCAGATCTATTAAGTGCTGCTGCTGATATGGGATTTAAAGAAAAGCAACTACAAGTTACAAAAGACAATGTAGAAAAAACATTTAGAGCCGCCATATTGAGATCACAGCCAGAGATTATTTCTTTACTTAAAGCAAAAGGCGACATGAAATTAAAAGAAGGTCTTACAAAAGAGATACCTTATGGAGAAGAAGGCTACTTAAATCAATACGATTTAACTCCAAAAGGCGAAAAATCTATTGAAGATTACCTAAAAGAATTGAAAAAAGGCGGCAAAGGTAGTTTAAATTCTGGAAGTGAATTTAATGTAAAAAGAAAAAACATTGCTAACACTGGACAGGTAAGTATAGTTCCAACACCTCCAGGTTTTACTGGAGCTAGTGATGACATCAAAGAATCTTATGGCATAGCGGGTGAGCAATTAATGGAAGATTTGGGTAGCTTGTCAGACGGTATTGATAGATTCAATAGAATTGTTGAATTTGTAAGAAGTCAAAAAGGCAATTTCCCAGGCATGACTATACCAGAAAGTTCTTTGTCTGGAGATGTTAAGAAATATTTACAAGGTAAGAAAAGTGGTGGTGGCACAAATGCCGCTGACTATGCAGATGTTTTAGAAATAAGCAGTAATTAAAATGCCTAGTTATACAGTAGATGGTAAGACTTATTTTATCAAAGAAGACCTTACGCAAATAGAAGCAGAGGCTCTTGTAAAATCTCGTTTTGGTTCTCCAGGGGATCAAGCTGCCGCAGATGAAGGAACTAGTGACTATTTAAATCCACAAGACGAAGGAACTTTGCAAGAAATAGCAGAGGGTGCAGCTTCTGGTTTACTTGCTATACCACAAGGCATAGCAGAAACTGCTACAAGTCTTATAGATCTTGCTGCTGGAACTAGTTATACAGATTCCGTGGTCAAAGGTTTTAATAAAATGAGAAATGATCTTGGTATCGACCCAGCGGGAGCAGCGGGTAAGATAACAGAAGGACTTATTCAGTTTGGTGTGCCGGGTGTTGGAGCCGCGGCTGCCGTGTCAAAGTTTAGTAAACTTGGTAAGTTGGCACGAGGCACAGATAAAATGAGAGCCGATCCAGGGTCTTTGAAAACTATGAAGATTACAAAGCAACCTTTAGACATGAAGACTTTAACAACTAGTCAAAAAGCAGGGTTAGCTACACAACAATTTGTGGCGGCAGGAGTAGCAGATGCAATCGTTGCAACTGATGGCACTCAGTCTATAGGAGATTTTTTTGAAGGTGGTTATGGTCCATTTCTTGAAACACGAGATCTTTTAGGATTAGAGGGCAGAGAAAAAGCTATGGCTAGAGTGTATAATAAAGTTATGGCTCATGGTATTTCTGGTTCTATTCTTGCTGGTATTTTACCTCCAGTGATTGGTGCAGGTCTTAGCACTTCTGCAAAAATAGGTGCAGCCACATCAAGAGAAGTTGGTCTTGCCGCTCCAGGTTCGGTTATTGGTGCAGGTGCAGCCACAGTTGATGAGTTGGCTCAAGGTAAAGATATTGAAGATTTAGACTTTGGGAAAATAGCAAAGGGTGCGGCATATGGAGCAGGTATCGGTGCTGGTGTTGGAGTAGGGTCAAGAGTACTAGGTGCAGCTTCTAAAAAAGCATCCGAAGCGATTGCAAAACAAGAAGAAAGATTTTTAAAAGGTGAGTCTTCTGATCCAGGTGTTATTAATACTTTAGATAGAGCAGTTGCAAAAACTTTATCTGCTTTTAGATACAGATCTTTTTTGCCAGGTGATGTCGCAAGAGTAAAATCTTTAGTTAACCCAGCAATAGAAGGTGATATTAAAAAAGCAGAAAAGGCATTAAAAGAAGTTGATAAAAGTATTTCAGAAGTATTAAGACCTGGAAACAAAGAATTTGAAGCGTATAGAAGACTACCAGACTTTACAAAACAAAAACTAATAAATAATTTTATGGATGTTCTTGAAGGAGCAACAGAAAAAGATTTAGAAATACCTAAACTTTTATTTGATCGTTTCTTAAAAGCAAAAAATATTATTGATGATCTATCAGAAAGAGTTATAGACACGGGTGCAGCCAAAAGTTTACCAGAGGTAGCGACTAGTGGGTTGATGTCTAGAAATGCTTTTAAAAAACAAGTAAGAGATAACATAGCAAATGGTGGTTATCTTGCTAGACAGTATCAAATATTCAATGATGATAATTTTAAACTAGCACCCGATATGAGAGAAGCTCTTGTGGATCAAATCGTAGAGGGCAAGGGTCTAGATATAAAACATGTTCAAAAATTTTTAAAAGATGAACCAGAAACTTTTAGAATTTCTGATGACTTTGTAAATACTTATAGAACATTACAACGAGAAGGTCCCGAAGGTGTTGGTCAGTTTGCATTAACAAGACTTCAAGCGGAACGATACATAGATAATGTTACAAAATATTACAAAAGTGTGAAACACAGTAGTGGCGGAACTGCTTATTCTGCTAGAACTGTACCCGTTGTCAGATTAAATCCAGCAGTTTTAAATAAATCTAAAGTGGATAACGAAGTTATAAGATCTATACTTGGTGAGGTTAGAAATCCAAAAGAAGCATACATGCACACTGTAGGAGAATTATCTAATTTCATAGCATCAGATGCGTTTTACTCTTCTTTTAAAAGAACCGCAGATAATATAATTAAAAACACAGATCCCAGAGTGGACAAACCTTTGTTTATAAATACAAATGATTTGGTTAGAGAACGAGTTGCACAAATCAACGAAGCGTTACCTGTGGGAAGTAGAATTTCTTCTCTTCGAGAGTTGCCTTTGCAACAAAGAGAAGAAATAATTAAAGATGTTATGGACAGTGTTCAAAGACGAGGTGGAAAAGGTTTAGAGTATATTGTTCTTGGCAGAGATTCTGTATCTGGATTTGATCCAGAAGGTCTTGCAGCACGAAGCGTGTTTGGTGAAATGTATGGCTATGCCATACCAAAGCCTATGTATGAAGCCATGAGTAATGTTATTAACGAGAGAACAAGTGTTATGGGTGATATATTCAGAGGCTTGTATTACCCTATGGTTAAATTAAAAGGCTTATCTCAATATGCTAAAACCATTTTATCTCCAATTACACAAGTTAGAAACGTAACATCTGCTTCTTTGTTTGCACTGGCACAAGGTAATGTGGGTAAGAACGCTAGTCTTTTTGAATCCGTAGACTTAGTTTTAAGAGATTTAATTGATAAAGAACTAAAACTAAAGGGCACTGGTAAGGTTGAAAAGTTTACTAATGATAGATTTGATTTTTCTTTGAATGATGAAGTTTTAGATTTTCTTGTAGACCTACAAAACAGAGGTGTTATTGGTAGTTCGGCTCAACTACGAGAGATACAAGCCAACTTACGTCAAGGATTAGGATATAGAGGTACGGGGATCACGGGTCTTCCTGCACAAAGAACGGGAAGACCAGATGATATAGGTGTTTCTGATTTTGAAGTTGCCTTGGGTGCTCGACCACAAGCAGTCGAAGATTCAATAGCTAGACAGCACTCTATAATTGAAACACCTCCAGATGGTAAAGGTTTAAAAGGTATGTCAAAAACTGCTTTGAAAGGCAGTATGAATATGACAAGACGATTTTTAGATACGGCAGAAGGTCTATATAAGGGGGGTGATGATGTTTGGAAAATATACAACTACGCTTTTGAATTACAAAAACTAAGAAACTCAATAGCAAAAATAGGAACTGACTTTGCTGATAATCCCACTGTTAGAAGACAACAACTTACCGCGTTTTCTAGGCATATAGGTAAACAAAAGGGTGAAGGATTAGATGAAGCACTAAAAAGATCCGCAGCAGATACGGTTCGTAATACAGTTCCAAACTATGAACTTGTCCCAGAGTTTATCAAAGGACTACGAGGAGTGCCTCTTGGTAACTTTATTGCTTTTCCAGCAGAGATTTTAAGAACTGGTTTTAATACTCTTGATGTTGCAGCTAAAGAATTAGATAGTCCCGTTCAAGCCATTAGAGAAATAGGAATGAAAAGATTAATGGGTGGTGTAACTGCTTTTGGTCTTGTTGGATCTGGGTTACAGAAGTTTGCACAAAACTTAACAGACACTAGTGATGAAGAGTTGGAAGCTGCAAACAGATTAGCTGCTTCTTGGCAAAGAAACTCACAATTAATACCAGTTGGTAAAGACGACAATGGTAATTTTGAATTTATCGATTTTAGTCATACAAATCCATATGATTTATTATCAAGAGGTTTTAGAACTGCGTTAAATACATATAAAGAAACAGACAGACAAAGTGTGTCTATGGGAGAACGAATTAGAAAGATAGGGTTTGATACACTGTCTGAATATTTTACTCCGTTTATAGATTATTCTATGGTTTTTTCTGCTCTACAAGATGTAGCACCCGTAGCTGGTGGTGGTCGTGGTGGTAGAACAAGATCTGGTGCGAAGGTATACAGAGAACAAGATAGCTCTGGGGTTGCTTTTGAAAAATCAATGTTGCATATGTTTAATACTTTGATCCCAGGCATGGTTCCCGTCAGAATACCAGTAGGAGCAGAGTTTGGTATTGCGGGTGGTAATTTCCCACAAGGTGTGAAATCCATAGAAAAATCTAGATTTTTAAGAGGTGTGTTCTCTCCAGAGGGTGAGATGGAGCCGACAACTGGTAAAACTTATCAACAAGGAGCAGAATTATTTAGAGCCTTTACTGGTTTAAACACACAAACTTTGGACTTAAATAGATTAGGAGAGTTCCGAGCACAAGAGTTTAAACAAGATAGATCTGGAACAGCAGCATTATTCAACGAAGTTTTAAGATTTAAAGAAGCGTCTCCAGAACAAATTATTACAGCTTTCAGAAGAGCAGATGATGCTAGATTAAAAGTTTTTAGAAAATATGCGTCAACTATAGACGATTTAAAAACACTTGGTTTATCAAGACCACAAATAAGAAAAATAATGAAAGATGCACAGCTAGGCGAAGAAGAAACAAGTTCTTTATTGAATGATAGATATGTTCCTTTTAAACCAAGCAAAGAAAAAATAAAAGATGCAAGAAAGAAAAATATATATGTTCCTACGGGAGATATAAATTCTTTGAGATCATTAAGAAGAGGAATGTCATTAAGAAAAGAACCAGACTCGGATGAGTTAAGTGTACCAAATTTATTCGGATTAGGAAATCAGAGGAATGTTCCAACTAATCTTCCAGAACCACCTGTGAATAATAATCCACCCGCACCAAATACTAACGTATCATCAGCACCAAGTTTTCAACAGATGACTAACGTAGCAGCGAGTCCAACAACAAGAACCAACCCTTCTTTTCTAGGTAGTAGTCCAGATGACATTCTAAAAAATTTAGATATAGCTAGGAGAACTGGATGAGTAGATTATCCCCACATTTTACAATGACAGAGTTTGTTAAATCACAAACGGCAGAAAGAAAAGGCATAGAAAATATGCCAGAAGATAAACATGTAGTTGCTATGATGGCATTATGTGAAAAAGTTCTTGAGCCCATTCGTGAACACTTTGGTAAACCAATCATGGTTAACTCTGGGTATCGCAGCGCCGCCTTATGTCGAGCCATAGGATCAAAAAGCAGTAGCCAACATTGCAAAGGTCAAGCGGTGGATATAGAAATACCAGGTGTTGCTAATGCAGAATTAGCACAATACATTGCAAACTCATTAGATTACGATCAGTTAATATTAGAATGTTATGAAAGAGCTAAAGGTCCAAGCTCTGGTTGGGTTCATGTATCTTATGTTGGAGACGCAAACAGAAAAGAATCCCTTACATATGATAGAGTCAATGGCTATAGAAGAGGTTTGATTTACACATAGATGCCTGCGTTAATTGCTAATTTACCTTCAGAAGATGTGTGGGTCAGACGGGAATACTTGAGGGACTTAAAAGATGGACACGGGGATTTTGTTCGTGGAGTCTGGGTATCATGTAAATCTATACCTGGACGAGCATTTTATTTTGAAACTTATTTACCTGATTACGGTGCCTTGTTTGATAAGTTGCCTATTAGTGCGTTCCTTTCTCAAGCCAAAACACCTGATCCGGACTTACCTCTTAATAATCTTCAATTCTGGAATTGCATGGACTATGGTGTGGTTGCTACTTGCAAACAATTCATTGGTTCAATGGACTATGAGGTGTTAACAAGGGATCACGGAACAATGAAGGGTTCATACATATGCACTCTTGATAATTATCACCAAGACCCAGACACAATAGATTACTCTACCAGTGAAACACCGGCAGAACATAAATCACATAATTTAATAAAATTAGAAAACGGACAGTTTTGTTTATACCCTAACAACAGAACACGAATTTACGATAACTCTTTAACACCCACAGAACCATTGAAACCAGACTTCAAAGTTAGTACAATAGAATATCAAGTCGAGAATGGTAACATGACTAGACTCGGAGACACAGATGAATACTTTTGGAAGGCTAAGAATGAATGATCGAGTTTCTTCTGGTCTTTATGCTCAACGAAAGAGTTATAGATCAGACACAAAAATTTGAAAATATTAACAGCTGTTTGTATTTTGCAAGGCGATTGAACAATCAACCAGACGTTCCACTAAAAGATGGTAAAAGTGGGAAAATCACGGCATATTGCAAACCCGTGAAGAAAAACTAGGCTCTAGGATGCCCGTACAGAGCCAAAACAAATGTCTTATGTGTGATTATACCCTAGAAATACCTTAGTTTTTGTGTGTTTTTGTATTCTCCACTATCCAACTTCTCCCCAATTTGACCCCATTTCAGCGTCTACATCAAAGGGTATTTTAAGTTCGGGTACACAATTACACATAATTTCTTTAATTTCTTTAATTTGTTTGTCGTTTTGAATGTTAAAGCATAGTTCATCATGAACTGTAAGCATGGGAGTAAGACCAGCATCATAACAATCTACCATTGCTTTCTTAGTTTGATCGGCACTCGAACCTTGGATTAATCTATTCAACGCCTTGTATGTAAATGCTCTTCTGATTCTACCCTTGCCGCCATACTCATCAATAGCTTCTTTCATAGGAAGTGCTTTGTTGTATTGATATGAGTGAGGCTCGTACATATTGAATCTACACTTACGGCCCAACCAAGTTCTAATGATTCCACTTTGTGATGCTTTCTTAGATGTCTTCTCTGATATTGATTTTAAGAAAGGAACTTTATCATTGTACTTATCGAGAAGAGTAGTTGCTTCATCTACAGATAGGTCAAGAATGTTTGCTAACTTGCCTTTACCCATTCCATACATCAATCCAAGATTCACAGTCTTTGCTTGTTTTCTAGGTATACCTGCTATATCTGCAACAATCTGATGGAAGTCAGCTTCTCCTTTATGATACAAAGACACAACGTCATCTATCTGTGGGTGTCTGTCCATACCTGTAAGTGTCGCACAATAATGAACAAGCCATCTTGGTTCTTGTGAGGCATAGTCAAATGATCCCCACTTTGATCCTTCCTCTGGTATAAATAAACCTCTAATTAATTTTTTTATATATGGATCTCTTGCTGGTATTTGTTGTAAATTAGGATTAGAAGAACTAAAACGTCCAGTGACAGTACCACCACCGTCAGAACGTAAAGGATGAAATTCACAATGTATTCTACCATCATGAGAATGTTCAAGAATTGTATCAATAAAAGTCGTGTTGGCTTTATTAATCTCTCTTATCTTTATAATTTTCTTCGCAATAGGATGATGATGATTTGCAAGAAACTGTTTTGTAAACGCGGGGGCCCCGGACTTTTCTGTGCGAGAATACGCAAGTCCCATAGCATCAAAGACCTTTGCTACAGATGTAGCGACCCAAGGTTCAACCGTGACTCCAGTCTCTTTGACTATCTCCTCTACAAGTGATTTCTCTAACGTCACTAACTCTTTCTTAACTTGCTCGGCTCTTCGTAAATCCACTCGTACACCATTTGTTTTCATATCCAAAAGCAATGGTGTAAGTCTTGTTTCTAAATTAAAGATACCCGTACACTCTTCTTTGGTTATTTCTTTTCGCAAGTAATCCCAAAGTTTCAAAGTTATAACTGCATCATGTTCTGCATATGCACCAACATAACGAGGTGGCAACTTCCACATACCAGACTTTGGATCTACACCAAATTCTTCTGCTGCACTTCTTAACATCTTCTCGTCTTTGTATGTCTTTAGATAATCGCCTGCCAAAGAGTTAAGATTGTAATACCTTCTGTTCTCATTTAACAATGGCGCTGCTACCATTGTATCTCTTATCTTGCCTTTAACTTCTATACCCTCGGCTCGTAACCAACCTAAATCGTACAAGGCATTGTGGAACACGAAAGTTTTTGTAGTATCACTACATAATTTAGTAAGCCATTTATATACTGCGTTCTTGGGCATGTTACCCACAGTATGTGCAACCGGGAAATACCAAGAACTTTCTCCAGCTGCTACTGCAATACCTATTATATGTCCATCTTTTCTAGTCCATCCAGGTCCTAGTTTTAAAAGATTCTCATCTCTTGTCTCCAGATCAATAGCTATCGTGTCATACTGTGATAGATCGGGTATAGCTTCGGGTGGTGTCCAATCTGAATCGACATTACCCCATGCCACATCTTTTATGTCTTGTTCCAATAAGTGGTATTGGTCACTTGTCATTAATAATTTCTCCACCTAACGCAGCGTACCCGATAATATCGATCCAGCTATCATCGTGTTCTATCGTTTCTGCTAGTCTAGCTAGTTTTACACCAACCATACAAGCCACAACTTCTTGTGCCGTAACTTCTCTTGCCAATATAACAGACCATATCTTGGCTATTCTTTCATGATTAAATTTAGCAGGCCCATACTCTTTGGCTCTCGGACCATTGATTAGTTTCTCTGCCTCATCTAAAAAATGTTTTCTATTCTTTTTCATAACTCAAATCCATATTGTCCCGATTTACATACTATGTGTAACTCTTTCTTTGCTCGAGTTACACCCACATACCATACTCTTCTCTCGGCATCTTGGTCTGGACTTTCCACACATGCCTTCGTTGAATCTAATAATAATGCTACATTATCTGCTTCTCCACCTTTTGCTCTATGAATTGTAGATACACGGATTCTAGGATCAGCCGAGAGAATTTTCTCGCCTCTCCTTCGTACAGAGACTATGTATGCAGCAACTTGTTCAGATACTTTTAAGACGTTCTGCCATGTTACAAAGTTATTTGCTTCAAAGCCACATAATCTTTTTAAATCAACTAATGTATACTCTTCATCTTCTGATAAAGAGTTCATAATTCTTCTGCCCGATCTTTGTATATATTTAGGATCAATAAGTTTTGAAAAAGGTTTAAGTAAATCTCCAGGTACTGTTGCTCCTCGTTGTAGTTTTATCCACACCTCTATCGATACCAATACATTAATAGATACAGACCAACCCTCGCCCTCTCTCCAAAATACATAACCTTCGTCTCTTAACTTTTGACAAACTTTATTGGCTATGTAGTTAGTTCTTGTAAGAATTAACCACTCGCCTTGTCTGAAATCAACATCAAGAACATCATTATGCCATGTAACAAAACCTTTTTCATTCTTTGGTTTCCATTCTTTATCTTCTCGTTTCGTGATTTGATCGGTTAATCCTTTTGCAAAAGCAAATGGATGTTTCGGAACACGAAACGATTGATCCAATATAATTTTATCACTACTAGCATTAAGAAAGTTTTCTACATCAACACCCATCCAAGAATATATAGCTTGGTCATCATCTCCAGCGTAGACAATTTCGTTAGAGTTAGGAACTAATACATCTTGAACCATCTGCCATTGCAGTGGAGCCAAGTCTTGTGCCTCGTCTATGATAAGTAAATCAAACTCGGGAGATGTCTCTTGCCATATAAATCTTTCTATCATGTCAATAAAATCAACTTTACGATTTGCTCTTTTATAATCCTTGAAAGCCTTGTCCAGCACCAGCAGTTGTTGTTTATTTAAACTTTGATCCCAACCTTTATGAAACTCTTCTTCAAGATCAACTTTTTTAACTCTCGCATACTGTATCAATGACATATACTTGTCGCCACCCGCACCTATATTAAATAGTGCACCTTCTTCCATATTAACTGTTTGTGTGGTTCTGAAATCTAAACCAACAAGTTTACCTAGTTCATTATAATCACGGCCCGACATTACTTCTGATGTACTCAAGCCAAGCCAACTAAAAGCAAGTGAGTGTAAGGTTCTAAAATAAACCATGTCCTTCGGATTTAAATCCAAGATTTTTGAAGCTCTTTCTTTTGCTTCTGTTGCAGCTTTTCTACTAAAAGACATGAACCCAATGTCTTGAGGTCTAACACCATCAAGCAATTTTTCTTGCACTAACTTAATTAAAGCGGTTGTTTTGCCTGTTCCAGGCGGTCCAAAAATTGTAGTCGGTGCAGTTGTGTATAGTTTTGTCATTAGAACGGGACCTCCTCTTCTTCTATAGTAATTGGTTTAAGTTCTACTTCTCCACCAAACTCTGGTATCCACCAGACTCTTACAGATTTCCACTTACCTTGTGAGTTCTGAAACTTTTTAACTAACGAACTATCTCCGTTGTTTATTTCTTTCAATCTCTCTTGGACTTGTGCCCTTGTGTAGTTATCAAACTTTCTGCTTCTCAAGAACTCCATCAACGCATCTAACTTAAAAAAAGTTCTTGCATCTTCTACATCTGTAAACGGTTTACCAATAACAACTTCTTCAAAACTCTGTGCTTGTACTCTGCCGGTGCAAAACAATTCTAGGTAAGATAGAAACTGTCCCTTGTATGTCAGTTCTTGTGGCACGGCTATCTCATTACAGTTCTCAAGCAGACCGTTGACTTGTACTTCCCAATCTGCATCCTTCATCTTTGGTGGCATGAAGTTCAACTGCTCCATACATGCTCTCTGAAATAGCCTCGGTGCTTGTAGTTCTTCTGTTGTTAACTCAAGTCTTCTGCCATCTATATCCAAGAACCAAAGTCTAGGCTCCGATAGAATTACAGATAATCCACTGATAGCAGGCATTGATGTAGCACCAATACCATGCTTTAATCCACGACATACACTTTGATTACAATGTGATGACATGGGTTCTTCCTTACATAGATACTGATATTCTTTCTTCTCTAATGTAGATTGGACTGTCACTATCTCTGATGCTGGTAAAGGTGGTGTAAAATGTTTTACATTCAACTGCTCCAACTGCATCTTCCAATCATTCGGAGATGCTTTTTGTAAGAAAACTCCAAGTTGGAAAGCTGCCTTGTTTCTACCACCTTCAAATATACCCATGCTCAACAATGACTTGAGGCACGGAACATAACCAGGAAATAAGTTTGGTTTACCACCCACAGATAGTTCCATGAATTTTTTAGGATCACACTTTATCTTATGTACTTGCTCTATGAACTCAGAAAGTGTTGCCTCTGTATATTTTTTGCCAACCTTGATTACGGCAAATCGCAGAGTCTGTTCGGAATCAAAGTATGGTAGGTTTATAAAATTGCCTACATCTCCTCGCTCCACCAACACCTGCTCTTGCTTTGGAAATATCTCACAACGTCCATGACCTAATGCAGCTGCTATCTCGGCAGATTTATCTCTGAAATCGGCAGCTTCCATCCACTCCGTAAAGAAAAAGAATATATGTGCACCCCCACTTTTACTACGGCACACGATACACGGTACTTTTAATTTTTCTAATTTGTCCACCAAGGCATTGTGATCCAAAGGATACTCATCAATATCTAATGCACCAAACTTACATTTGTTTTCTGCATTGATAGGTATAGAACCGACACCTTTTCTGCCGTCTACATGTCCTTGCATAAGTTCTAATGTTAATGGATTTCTTACGATAAATGATTTGGCTTTTTGTTTGCCGTTCATTCTTTGATTTGAAACTTCCGTCTGTCCGTGTGCTCCGTCAAAGCCTTCAAACGCAAGTAATAATTCTTCTGTTAAATTCACTCTTCTCTCCAAAAAATAAAAAGCCGTGTAGATGGAGGAGGTATCTACACGGCTAGTTTAATTAAAATGGTACATCTTCTTTCTCTGATATTTCATCAGCAGAAGCAGCAGCCATTTTGACCTCGCCTTTACTTACACTTTGATACATCATACGAGCCTCAAGCATCATCTTCTCTATCTCAGGTGTAATGTCGGTCACACGATCCAACTTATAATTAAACCATTTACCTTGATCGTTAGCTTCCAAGACAGTGGTTAAGTTCCAAGCCGTTCCGTAAATTGGCATTAACATGCCACTTGGTAACCTAGCACTATTCTTTAAAGTATTCCATCTTCGAGACACTTTTAATTGTGTTTTTTTCATGTCAAGAACACTCGGTGCAAAAGTTCCGTCAGAAGACTTTGCCATCACTAGATGTTGATGTGCACGGACTAACTCATTACCACTTGGTAACATCTCAATGCTACCCTCTCGGGTGGTCAATGCTATGTCCTTATCATCTGATGATAGTTCTCTTACAAAACCACCACCACTTGATCGCAGTGCAAACTCCAAGAATTTTTTCTCAAAGAAAGCGGGAACAACTAAAACACCTTCGTCCTGCTTATACACTTCTTGTGTAACAGTATTAAAGATGTCGCCTTGTTCAGCGCCTTTGATATACAGAGAATCGTCCTTCTGTAATTGTGGAGATAATGCTTGGATAATCCTTATAAAAGGTATCTGCATATCTTCCGTAGTGATATTCTCAAGACCAATACCAGCGTCAGCTTGTAACATTTTATCTAACTCTGATACTACCACTTCTGTAGCCTTTTTCTGTGCAACTTGGTTCATTATTGACCCCCTTTGATTTTAGCACGGTTACCCTGGTATACACCGAATAGATCAAAGTCTATGTCGTGACCATTTTCAATTCTATTTTTTATCCAGGTTTTTAAAGTCATTGGATGAACATGCTGTTTCTTTACGGGTGCGAAACCTTTGTCTTCAAGGTCTGCAACTACAGAACCAGCTTGATTATCTTGACCCATACTGAAGCTCACGATAACTTCGTTCTTGATAAGATCGCCTTCTCCAATACTTCTTAAGTATTGAAAAGCCTCTTGCTTCTTAGTTTCGGGTATTCTAGCAGAAACATACTTATCTATAGTAACTTTGCTACCATCAACTGTCAGACTTTCAACACCCATAGTCTGCATCAATGATGGAATATCTTCCTCATCTACAGATCTTTTCTTTTGTTGAAGGTCTTTTAGTTGTGCTTCGGTATCTTTGATATGTTGATCTAATTCAATAGACCTACGAATTAAAGACGACAAATCTTTAGTGTCGCCTTCTCTGACTTTATTAAATGCTTGAGGGTCAGCTGCCTCTTTCTCAAATAGTGAATACACATCACTCATCGTTCTCTCCTTCTACGTTAAAGTTTATGCCCTTCGGCGGTTAATAGAAGATATAGTTTATATTATTATACCTTCTCGTCAACGAGTTTTTGGGACTCGTATTCTTTTTGTGTCAGATAGGTAATTGTACCACCCACTGTTCTAAAATTTTCTTTAGCCAATTCATTCAGTATCTTCCATGTATCAATCGGTACTGCTATTGACTTCCATTTATCTGTATCCATTTTTTACTCCATAAAAAGAATGGGTAGGGATAACCATAACTGAAAGGAGAAACATGCAACTCCCTACCCGAACTTTTTTTTCAATAATTAATTCTAAGGAATTAATAACTTCTTCTACCATTATTAACTCACATACGTCAAGCATAAAATCTTATACTTTCTCATATACTTTGTATTCTCTTCTAAGTTTATCCATCTTAAGAACTTCTGCCATCATATCTTGGCTATAATCTAGCACCTCTTTCCACTGATTTTTTTCTGATGGTTGTAAGAAATCATTTTGTGTTAGGCTCAACGACTTAACACTCATGAAAGATTCCACGGGAAAAAACAAAACAGCGCAAGTACTAGAGGTTGAATAAGCCGTAATATCTAGTGCCACTAATGCTATAATATCGCAGTCCTTTCGGGTGTAGCACCTTTTGTCGGCTCCTCTTGATATGGTAAAATTATATCTTCTCATATCATCACTCTGTAATACTGTCTTCACTTCCACCCGTTGTGCCACCTTTAATCCTGCACCACCAACCACGGCAATATCTACACCATCTTGTTTCACAGTTGATGCAGCGTAACCAAGCATGGATAGTTTAAGGACTGTTGCATTTTCACCTGCATTACCTACAATCTTTTCGCCTCTTAACTTACTCATAGTACTTCCTCCGATATATATGTTTATCTTCTTGCATTGCTCTTGGATCGTCTTCAAAAACCCCTTCGTCTTGAACGGGTCTTTTCTTAGCTTCTTTTTGTAGTTCTTTAAATATTTGTCTCAAGTCTTGATTCTGTGATTGATACTCCCCCCGACAATCCCAACACATTTTTCTGTGTGTCCGTCTTTCTTTTGTCGGTGGTAATTCTATTCCACATACCTTGCAGTGATTTAAACTAACTCTTTTACCATTATCGCCCATTGTTTATTACACCTTTAGCCATTCCAAAACCCTTTCTCCTAATGTTATGTTTGCTAATTTATTTTTATTAACTAAAGTTTTAACTATATGCACATCAACTGTATTGGGACAAACTAAATCTACATATAATACGGGATTATGTTGTCCAACTCTGTGTGCCCTATCCTCTGATTGAACACGGGACTCCAAATTAAAATCGTTGGAATAGTAGATTACATTTGTCGCGGCATGAAGTGTTATTCCCATACCACCCGTTTGTGCATTACTGACAAAGAACCTCGTGGGATCTTCCTGGTTCTGAAACCTCGCAATCGCCTCGTCCCTTTGTGCCATAGTCGTATCGCCAAAGTAAGATACTGTCGAATCTTGTCCATACACACCTTTTAAACTACTGCAAATTTTCATGATGTCATGGCGAAACCTAGACCATATAATAACTTTACCTTCCATCTCTTCTATTACTTCAAGTAATGTCGATAACCTATTGTTTGGTATATGTTTTACTTCGCCTTCGTCAGTAACAAGATAACCACAAAGCAACTGCTGCAATCGCAGAAGCCGTGTCATAACTTCGGGTGCAGTAACCATATCTCCACCTTCAAGTAATGCTACTGATGTTTTTTTGATACTTTGATAATGTCGCTCTTGCTCCATTGTCATGTCAACTTGTCTTGTAACATATGTTTTGGGTGGTAGATCAAGTGCTTCTTCTTTCGTAACTCTATAAGAATAAGGATCAATCTTTTTCTTTAATTCCTCCAAATTTTTATAGCCTACAATTTGATTGAATTGATGTGTCCCCATCTTGACGTTTTTAATCACGGCATATCGTGCTTGAAAAGACCAAAAGGAACAGAAGTTCAATAGCTTTGGACTCATAAATAAAAACTGCGAGTATAAATCTAATGGAGACTTTGTTATAGGAGCACCCGTAAGTATTCTTTTATACTTGGCTCTCTCTGCAAATTTTATCAAAGCCTTGGTTCTCTTGGCTTTGATATTTTTAATTGTTGTTGATTCATCAACGGCTATTAGATAATTACTTCTATGGGTAAACGTATCAAGAAACTTGAATATCTTTTTAGTCGCAAAAGCCTCTACATTGATTAGTAGTATTCGTAAGTTTCTTCTTGCTTCCCCACCCACGGAGCTTTTTAACTCCGTGGTTTCTCGTTTCGTGAGATTCGCCTTCCATATATATACCTTTGATGATATATCGTCAGATAAATGTATCGGTAGTTCATTGTTCTTCCAATTCGTATACACACCTTTCGGTGCTACAATAATAGCCGTATCTATCTTCGTATGCCAATAAAGCCAAGCCATATTATCAATCAAAACTTTTGACTTGCCACACCCCATCTCCATGAAGTATGCAAAGTTTTCTTTGTCATAACTTCTAAAGAGTGCGTCTCTTTGATGATCGTAAGGCTTGGTCTTTAATGGAAACTGAACACTATTTAAGAGTTCAATCATTATCGTCTTCCGTTTCCTCTATTAATTTTTCTTTTAGCTTCTCTTTAAAATTTTCTGCTACTTTTTTATTTTTTTCGCTATCGCCAAAATCAATAATAACATGGTCATCAAACCAACTTTTATTTTTCACTTCTTTTTCTCCCTTATCTAGTTCCATATACTTGCAATCTTATCTTTTTACTTGCAGACGTATTATGATTATATAGTCGCTCAATATTCAAGATGAAATCATTACGGCTACCTTGATTCTTTAACTTAGAAGAATGATTCTTGAGTCTAGTCTCAAAAATTTTCCAAACGAAAGTAGAATCTTTTAGTGCAGAAATCATAGCACCAACAAAAGTTCTTTTCTTCCAAAATGGAAAATATTCTCCAACTGTCATAATTTTATTAGCCGTATCTTTTGCCCACTCTAAATCAATAACTTTAAAGTTTCCGTTCTTAAAATCATTTAAGTCAATAGCCGTATGATAACCTTTATTATTTAACATAGAGATAGAGTCCGAAATACTAAACTCATAGTGCCTATGAAACCATTCAAGAATTTCATAATCCGTATTGCCTAGTTTCACATGGCTCATAAGATATTCTTCCATAGTCCACTTTCTTGATACAGAATTTAACTTTCTAATATCAAAAATATCCAGGCCTTCCTTTATTATATAAGTAATAGGAATACTCAAAGCCTTATATGCTTCAAGTCTATGTTGACCTTCACATACTTCCATCTTCTCATTTACTATTATAGGTATCTGAAAATCTTTTATAGTTATCTGCTCTGATAAACTCTTAACATGAGCCTCTACTACGTCTCGATTACCTGCTATATATTTAAACTGATCGTAGTCAGTAGTCGTATGAATTTTCATATTTGCTTTAGACACTTTGTTTCCTCCTATTTTTTAAAGTCTCTTTAACCATCAATGCTACTGTTGCATTAATAGTTCTATTGTCTTTCTTGGCTATCCTTCTAATCTGCTCGTATACCGAAACACGGACATTTAAGGATTTGTAAGATGTATCGGCATCATCAAAATGATACATCTCTTTGGCATCATCACTTAATTTTTCCTTGGGTATGATGCCATCAACAAAATCATCAACTTCTTTTTCGATTTCGTCTTCCCAAAGTCTTTTAGTTTTTCCCACAATATCTCCTAATGTAGTTATTATTATTTATATATAAGTAATGTATGGGATACAATAAGTCAAGTGGTATATAAAAGTTTTTTTACATAGAGTTTCTGTCATATTTTTTTGTTTAATAAAATTTTTTAAAAATAGGTGTAGAAAGTGTAGAAACGTAGAAAACACTCTGTAACCCTTGGTAGTACTAGAGGTTCTTTCTACACTTTGGTTACACTTTCTACACTTCAAAGCCGACCGCGTCATTTTTTTTCCTTTTTTTATTGATAAAATATGGGAGAAACTCTACTATAGGGTTATGCCATTGACTAATAGACAAAAAACTTTTGCTAAACTTATTGTAGAAGGTACGAATTCTAATTCGGAATGTGCTAGACAAGCAGGATATTCTGAAGGACAAGCTCGTAAGACTGCAAGTCTGCTTCTTAATGGTAGAGATTTCCCTCTCGTAAACGAACATATCAAAGACCTCCGAGAAAATCGTGAGAGACGATATGGAGTAACTTTGATTGGTCAAATGAAAAGGTTTGCAGACCTTTCCAAAGGTGCTGAGGACTCTGGTCAGTTCTCTGCAGCCGTCAACGCAGAGAAGATAAGGTCTGCACTTGGTGGTCTTGCGATTGATCGTAGGGAAACAAATGTAACTCATAATTTAGACAAACTCTCTCGTGAAGAGATTGTTGCTAGGCTCTCTGAAATTAGGAAAAATCACCCTTCTGCATTTATTGATGGTGATTATAAGGTTGTCGGAGAGAGTGGGGGGAAGAAAACTCTCTCCAACCTGGGCAAATAGCAATTCCCGATATTGCTTCGTGCATTTCAAACATAGATTAAATATCATTAAGAAGTCAACTGTCTTTCGAGTTTAGTAAAATCTTTTCAGTTCCATCTTTCTGTATCTCTGTAAGAACAACATCATCATGATCTTTAGCTACCCAATTATAGTAGTCCATTTGTGCTTTACTAAAGTTCTTGTAATAGTCATCAACACCACCAACCCAAACAATAAATCGCCAACCATTTTTATATTCGGTCAACGGATTTTTAGGAGTTGGAGTTGCTTTCTCAAGTTCTATCTTAACTGTTCTTAATGCTTCTGCTACATCAACAATAGTTTCTTCGCTATAGTCATCTTTGTCATTAAAAACAATGTCGGCATAGTCATCTAAAACTTTATGAATTAATTGTAGTTGTTTAAGTTCCACTTTCAATCTCCTTCTTGATTGCTAATCCAATTAATTTTGCATTAAAAGGAACGATTGCATTTCCTAAAGCCTTCAGTCTGTTGGCTCTGTCTTGTTGGTCGATTGTGATTCTTGGGACTTCTCTAGGTTCGTCCAACCAATAGGATACCCCATCAACCATTCCACCCAATCGCAATTTAGTCTTGCATCTCCCTCTATCTGATAAATCTTGTGTGTCAGATCGATTTGTCTGCCGTCCTTCAATCTTTTCTCGTAGTATTGATTGTTGCCGTTGTAACTGTGTTTCTTCAGTCCCGAGTTCGGTGTTGGAAACTTCCACTCTTCCATTCTCGGTGGTCTTAAAGTTACTCCGTTCATCATGGCTTGAGCTTCTGCTTCCGTCAGTTCGCCCTTCTCCACTTTCCTTCTGAACATCATGGTTTGTCCCTCTGAAGCGTGTCCGTATCCCTTCGTTGTTGGAGTTGGATACATTTCCATTGTCTTCGGGTCTACTTGCTCCCTCAAATTGCTCGGTCTTTTGCGACCTTTTCTGTGTGTCTGTTGCAATTTCTTGGTTGCTTCTGCACTTCTTGGTGGAAGGGAATCCATAGTTGTCGGGGTCGCCCAAGTTTCTACAGACGATCCAAAGTCTGTCCCTTTTGTGTCTTGCTCCGATTGCACTAGACGGAAATACAAATGTCCTCGTATGGTAGTTGATGCTTTCCATTTGAAACAAAACCTCGTCAAGTCCCAATGAGATGTGTCCATACACATTTTCGAAAACACAATAAGAGGGTCTTGTTTGTTCAACAATGCTATGCAAGAACGGAAAGATTCTTCGAGGGTCATTCGGATCTCTTTTGCCACTTGTGGAAAATGGTTGGCACGGGTAACCCCCCGTGATAATATCGGGTCTTTCGGAAATAAATCTTCTTGGGTCATCTGCGATCTCCTTCACATCATTAAAAATTGGAATTCCTGGGAAATTTTTATTAAGCACTTTATGACAGAATTTGTCCGTATCACAAAATGCCATTGGCTCGGATAGATTTGCTTGTTGGAAACCAAAAGCAAACCCACCGATACCACTACATAAGTCTAAATGTTTAAGCATCTCTTACCTCTTCGCAAACACTATCGAATTGATCTATGTCATCTTGATAATCTGCACTACCTTCTGCCCATAGTTCTTCTGCTTCTTTTTTAGATTTTGCTTCTACAATATGTCTTTCTAATATTGTAGATTTGACTATAACTTCATATGTTTTCATAGCTCTGCCTCAAAACTACATTCGCCTTGTTTAAGTATACAATCATAAATCTTTTTCCCAAGATTCAATCTTGCATACCATTCTAAGTAATAACGAATACCTTCTTCAGTATGTTTTTTAGGACTAAGTTTTTCATCTAAAAACTCGAGTAACATTTTATCATTATAGCTATCACGATTATTAAAAAACTCATCTATAAGTTCTCGATACTTACCTAAAGTTCTATCACACTCGAGCATACCTCTATGAACATTTTTCTTATCATCTTCACTAAAATAATAATGATAAAATCTAGGTTCTCCTTGCACACCAAAGTAATCGGCATCTGTGCTATCTTGCACACCAAACCAAAACTTTCCTTCAATATCGCCAGTGAAATATCTACCCATTTTTTCTCCCCTTATGGTTATCAAGATTTTCTTTTAACTCTTCTAAAAACTCTACTGCATCTGTGTGGTCAGAGTTTACTATTTCTTCAAGCCTCTGAACCACATAGTTAACATCTACTCTTAGAGGAGTTTCTTTTTCTCCGATTGCTATTGCTACTTTATTATCAAGTTTCTCTGCAAACCAATCACTCTCTGTTATTGCATCAATTTCATTATAAATGAAATCTTGGAGTTCTTTTGCTACTGCTCCAAAAGTAGGTCTGATTTCTTCCATTAAGCAAACTCCTTAAATAATTTAAGAGCATCTTCAAAAGCCATAAAATTTAAACACTTTGCCTTCGGGTGGTTTTCATTAAGAAAAGATTTGAAGCCTTCTTCTTTATAACCTTTAGGTTTTTTGTAGGCGAAAACTTCTTTATCTTCTTGGCATAAAAACTTAGCTTTTAAATCTTTTTTAAGAACCTTTCTATCAAGCCAATCATATAAAGCATCTTGACAAACATGTTCTAAGTCCATTTCAATTTCAAAAGATTTCTCTTCTCCATTACTCATATACTTATGAGTTTTCTTTCCATAAGTTTTAATACACCATTCATTAGCTAATGCTAAAAAATTTCTTGTTGGGTGGAAATCTAACATTTCGGGATAAGTGTCTTGTCTATCACTTCCACCATGTCCCTCGTTTGAAACCTCAATAGCTTTTTTACCATTGATATATACTGTTGCATTATAACAAGGAGTTTCTTCTGAACCTCTTGCATAGTGTGAGATATTTTTTACCTCTAGTTTAGAAATCTGCATGTCTTTTCCTTTCGTTGGTTGTTGTTGCAATTTTCAAGATAAGACACGAATAAACCCGTGTCTTACTTTGATAATTACTTTTTAAAACTGTTCAGTACTCCTCTAAAACCACCACTTTTCTTTCCAATTATCAAACCACTTCTGTGGCTTGATGTTGGATTATGTTTTCTTTTGTGTTGGTTAGACCTTTGTTTTGCTTTGTGCATCTTTTTCATTATGCGTTTCCTTCTGTGTTTTTTAATGCTTCTCCAATATCAAAAGGCATGATAGTAAAACCTCTGTCGTTTTCTGATATTGCTACTTTACCTTTAAAAGTAATTCTGCTCTTCACATCTTCTAATGAAGTTTTATGCTCAATACTTTCGCCTTCTGCATTTGTACCTAAGATTAACCCTTTGCCCATTAAAGATATTATTCTCCCATCATCACATTTAATAGTGAAAGAATAGTTACTGTCTTTTAATAAACCTTCTTCATCAATGTAAATAGTATCTTCATTCTTGAATGGATAAACACATTCAAATGCTCTACATTCTAAAATTTGATAAATACTTTTGTAATCTCCATCATAACTAATGACACGGATTATTTCTTCTTTTGGATTAATTAATATAGCTTTCATAACTTTCCTTTCTATAATTATATTGAACGTATTCTTTTGTTTCTTGTTGCTCTTCTCTTATTGCCTCTAAGAAGTATAAACCACCTAAGAACCAATTTTGATCTTTATTTTGGATCACTTGTTCTTTCATTTTTTTCCCCTATAATAAATTATATAATTGTTATCCCACATTATCCCATAGGGGTCAAGTAATAAATGACAGAAAAAAACTTTTTTTTATCAATCAAAAATCAATTACCCAAAGGTAAGTTTGTCCAAAAGATTGAGAATAAATTTAATTCGGGGTTCACAGATGTAATAATTATCAACGAAAAATATCCCTTGTTTATTGAATTAAAAGCACCATCAAAAGGAAA